CAGAACCAGTACGACCAAGTCACGGAACAACCACCTTCTCCGGATCAGGCGCCCACAACTGGATCTGATACTCAGCAACCGACCCGTACACGACAATCCGCAACTGCGGCTCCCCATACCGGAACACGGTTGCTGTCTTCGCGCCCTTCGGAGTCGTCACCGTCAGAGTGTCCGAACCGCCGTCCTCGAGCAGTGCATCCAACGCATCCAACGCGTCCTCAAACGCCTCCTCATCACCAGTCCCCAGAACCTTCCCGGAGAGCGTGACGATACGACCCGAGAGGTAACCCGGCGTCGCGAACTGCCCGGGATGATTCGGGCGGTCCACGTACTCACGACGCATCGACGTGCCACCCACGAACCAGCCCTCGAGCCCGTTGTCACCGATCGTGTAGGTCGCCGAAGCACCACCACCCTGGAACGTCAACCCCCCGACCGTCGCCGTGATGCTCATGCGCTCCTCATCTCAAACTCGAGGGTGCGCGCCGCGGCGCGACCGATCTGCTCTTCACTCATCCCCGGCTGCGGATAGATGTTTTGGCTGACCTGAACGACCTTGCCGTCACCACCACCCGAGGCGCCAGCCATCGACGGGAACCCCTGACCGGTCTTCACCCAACGGCGCATCGCTTCAACGACGTCATGCCCACCCGCAGCATTGACCTCAGACGCAGTCCAGACATGCTCACCGTTCGACAGGCGGTACAGTCCCGCCGTGTCCGAGGTGCCAGTTCCGGGACCGTAGATCGGGCCACCGGAAGCACGTCCGGGCCGCTCCGCGCCAGTCTCGACGCTTTGCACAGCCCGGTAGTTGATGATGCCCTGCAACGTCCCATACCGGGTCTTGAAGTCCTCGATCGTCCGCGCAGCCGCCGCTGTGTTAGCGATCAGATTCCACTCAGTCTCCGAGGGGATAGTAAGAATCTGATCCACGAGGTTCTTGGCCTCGTCAGCGTTAGCCCCGAGGTCCTCCGCACGGTCTAGGAGCGCCTGCCGCGAGTCCTCAAGGGTCTTCCGGTAGTTCTCCGTATCCCCGTCGAGCTCGAACTGCTTCTTAGCAGCCTCCTCAGCCTCACGCGCCAGGTCGACCAGCATCTCCTTGTTGCGGCGCCCCGCATCAGTGCCCTCATCAAGAGTGAGCACGTAATCCGCGAGACCGTCGTTGTTCTCGTCAAGACCCTCACGGGCCTTCCGGATCACATCGTCGATCTCAGCCAGCGAATCCTTGTACGCGATGTTCGCGCTGATCGCATCCTGACCGACACCGTTGGCCTCGTTGATCGTCTCCAGCAAGGTCGCCAGTTCGTCGTTCAGACCACCAGCCTTATCGGCGGCTTCCTGGTATGCCTGAGCCGCAGTCTTGGTGCTCTCAGTGTTCTCATCCGTCGCGTCCTTGGACTGCTCCCGGATGTCCTTGCCCCGCTCGAGGCCATCGGTCTCGTCCTTGATGGCTTCACGCAGCGTCCCAGCCGACTGTGCAAGGTCGATGTAGCTGATACCGAGCTCGTCGGCCATCTTCTGCGCCGCGGACCCGCCAACACTCGCCACGTCAAGGATCTCGTTCAATTCCTCAAGCGCACGCCTGTTACCGGAAGCCGCATCAGTGACCAACTGAAGCGAGATGCCCAGCTTCTCGGCGTTGTCGTACGCCGACCCGAACTCCAGACCCAGAACAGACTTCTCCAACGCCAGGTTCTCGATAGCCAGATCCCGGGCAGCATCAGCACCCTGCTCGAGCGCCTGCGCATAACCCTCAGCACGCTGACGCGCCTGAGCCTGCTTCTGCGCCAGAGTCCCCACCACAGCAACCAGTGCCGTGATCGCGACAACAACCCCGCCGCCGACGAACGCCAGGCGTCCCGCCGTTGTCTGGAGCGTTGCCAGCGCAACACGGAACTCTGCGATCTTCGGGACTGCGAGGAGAGCCGCACCGCCGGTCAGCGCAACGGCACCAGCAACCCCACCCAGGAGGCCAATGATGCCCTGCACGGGCTCGGGAAGGTCAGCGAAGCTCTGCGCCATGCCCGCGATAGCATCCGCACCGTCCTTGACCGCGGGGAGGAACACCGCACCCAGGTCGATCGCCGCGTCGCGGATTGAGTTGCCGGCGATCTGGATCTGCGCCTCAGTCGTCTCGTACCGCTTCCGGGCCTCCTCGACCAGCGCCAGGTTGTCTTCCCACGCGACCGCGCCGAGCTCGAGCGACTTCCGCAGAAGATCACCCGAATTCGCCATACCAAGAAGCGCCTGCGACACACGAATGTCCGACTGCCCCAGATCAGCGAGAGTCTTGAAGACATCCCCACCGGCCGCGTCGATCTTCCCCAGACCCTCAACGAACGTCGCAATCGCGTTCGCCGGGTCCTCATTGAACGCCTTCTGGAACTCCTGCGAAGACATCCCCGCAACCTCAGCGAACCGCTCCAGATCCTCCCCACCCGCAGACACCGACATCGCAATGTCAGTCATGATGCGGGAGATAGCAGACCCACCGGCCTCAGCCTCAATACCCACCGACGCGAGAGCATTCGCGAACCCGAGAACCTGCGCCTCAGTCAGCCCGACAATCTCACCCGCACCAGCGATACGCTGCGCCATCTCGACAATGTCACGCTCAGTCGACGCACCATCGTTACCCAGCGCCACCAACGCAGCACCCAGGTTGTCAACGTCCTCCGGGGCGGTCTGCATCACGTTCATCAACTGCGCGATCGACGTAGCAGCCTCATCCGCCGTCAGATTCGTCGTCTCAGCGAGGTCGATCATCGTCTTCGTGAACTCAGCGATGTTCTCCCGCTCCACACCAAGCTGACCCGCCGCCTCAGCGACACCCGCGATCTCCTCATGCGTGGCAGGGAGAACAGCAGTCAGCGACCGCAACTGCTCCTCGAGAACAGCCATCTCCTGCGCGTTACCATCAACGGTCTTAGTGACACCAGCCCACGCCGACTCCCAGTCGATCGCAGCCTTCACCGACAGTGCAGTGACGGCGGTAATCGCAGCGCCGGCAACGACCGCTCCACGCCCAATCTGCTCAAACGCCGACTTCTTCTGCGCAAGCTTCTCCGACTCGGAACCGAGATCCCGCGTCGCCTTCTCTGCCCGCTCAAAAGCGGCCACATACTCTGCCGACTGAGCCGAAAGGATGACCTTGGTCTGACGATCCGCCACCGAATCACCGCCTGTTCTGTTACGTGCCGCGCGGCGCTACGATCAGCGCATGAGGAAACTGGCGGCGGTTGCCGTTGCGGCGATGCTGTTCGCCCTATCGGGATGCGCCGGAGGTGGCGGGTACATCGAGACGATCCGCGAAGACCGGCCGACGTTGACGGAAGACCTCACCGAAGAGGAACTTGAATCCATCGGTGAGGCTGTCTGCGCCGCCCTCGACGAGGGGTTAAGCGGGCACCGTGCGGCTGCGGAGTTGGAGGCGAGCGGCATGAGCATCGCGGATGCCGGGACTGTCGTCCTAGCCGCAAGCGATCACCTATGCCCGCAGCACGCCTCAACCGTCGATTAGCTCGGCACTCCACCGCAACGTCGACATGTCCGCTTCCGGGTACGAGCGGCGATAGTCTTCCTTCACCAACCGCACCGCTTCCTCCGACCAGTCGCGACGTGGACCGACAACCTTGAACTTGAACTGGTTGGCAGGGTCCATTGCGACGTGATGCGGGATGCCCAGATCGTTTCGGCTTTGCTCGAGCCGGCGCGCGGCCAGCAGCGTCTCGAGTTCCGTGGGCGTGAAGCGGGGTTCGCTGACACTCACCGACACAACGTTCCCGTTGGCGTCGAGGGTTACCGTCGCGGACGCCCATCCGTTGAGTTCGCGGACGGTCACGCCAAGTTCGCGGGCTAGCTGGGCTTCTTCTTCCGCCCGCCCGCTGAGGCTTTTCCCGCGTGCGCGAGCCGCTTAGCAGGGTCGTATTCGTTCAGACCCCACACCGCAGAGGCAAGGTTCTTCAGGTCGGGTCCCGAGAGGGAATCCACGACGTCGAACCACGGGCGCTTCTCGGGGTCCGTGACCAGCTTCCTCGGCAGCGGGTCGCTGACCTTCACAACGTCGTCACCCTGCACCAGGTACACGTTCGGGTATGACCGTGTCACCGCATCGAGGTTGTAGCCGAGGTTCTGGTCCATGACGACCTTCGGCCGTGCCGGGTGCTCTGCGGTCAACGCCCGCCAAGCCGAACCCGTGACCGGCCAGAACCGAACCGTCACCACCTCGTCACCCATGAGGATGTCCTGATCTACAGGCTCCACCGAGTCGAACGACTCCCGGGCCTTCGCGACAAGAGCCGCAATATCCATGTCTCCACCTATTCCCCACCGTAGGGAAAACCGGCCTGGGTGGACGGTGGAGGAACCACCCAGGCCGGGGCTTGATTACGCGATGACGGCGACGTCGTCCTGCGTGGCGTCGACCACGAACAGCGTCTGCGTGATGGTCTGCACACCGTTCTCCACGGGCGAGTCCTTGCGCTGCTTGCCGCACTCGATCGTGATGACATCGACGATCTGAGCCGCAGTCCACACGGTCTCGTTCGGCTCCGAGTAGCGGAGAGTCAGGTGACCCTTCGTACCGCGGGTGAGAGTCGCAGCAGCAACATCGGCAGCGTCACCGAACACGTACTGCACCTCAACCTGCTCGGTGACCTTGCCGGCCTTCTCAAGAATCTGCTTGAGCGTGAGGCGGGGGTCTTCGATCCGCGCCTCAGTGATCGTGCGCGCCAGGGTCTTCAGCGAGTAGGTGAGATCCGCACCAGCCGCGAGGTCCGCCGCCGAGGTCGGGTCATCTGCTTCCGCAGTGAAGGTGATTCGCAGGTTTCCATCCCATGCGACTGATCCAGGAACGGCCTCAAGAGCCATGTCAGTTCTCCTCTGTCTTGTCGCCCGTGGGCGGCTCAATGGACACGGATGTGTCCGGTGTCTCCGCCACGGGGCGGAAGGTTTGTGAGAGCGCCGCGTTCCAGCGACGCCAATGCGTTTCGGTCACCGTCACCCGGTTCCCGTGCGCGTCCTCGAGCACGATGTGACCCGGTGTGGCCGGTTTCGCCGGCTGCCTACGCTTCGCCATGCGGACCCCCTTAACTGGAGAAGCCCCCGCACACGGCGAGGGCTCCTGCGAACTAATGGTCATTCGGGATCGGCCGACCAACCCACCTCAACAACCGCGTACACGATCGTTGGCTGCGGGTCCGTCTGCACCTGAATGGGCAGAGGCGACGAGAACCAGAGCGGCTTCGACCGCTCACCCGCCACCGTCAGAGTCACCCCGACACCACCCGGGTAAAGCTTCGCCTCGAGCAGATCCAGGAGCGCCTGAACCTCATCCGCGTCACGCCCCACCAAGTGACCCGTAAACCGCGGATTCTTCCGAGACCGCGGACCCGTAATACCCGTCTGCTCGTTCTGGCCCTGCGCCGGATGCCACACCATGTACGGCGGCGCCGGCTTCGTGCCGTTCGGGTACTGGGCGAGCGTGACGAACGTCTTCGTGGCGAGCGCAACGAGCTCCTGCGTCTTCGCCTTCAACGCGTCAGTGTGCTTCCTAGACATTCAGAGGCCCGCCTTCCGCATGGCATCGTCGACCGCACGGAGAACGCCACGCATGAAGTCCTCTTCGTTCTCCGCCAGCGACGACGCAAGCTCGTTACCCGGAGTCAGAGCATTCGGTGAACCCGGCGCCCCAAACTCGATCAGGTTGCCGAGATGCGCAGCACCGCCACGACCCTTCTCGTACCCGATCTCAGACTCAAGCGAACGCTTCCGCGAGTTCACATCGAACGTGATCGCCCGCGCCGCCTGCCGGAAGTGGCGACGTGCACCAACCTTCCGCTGCGCCGCCTTCTTGATCCGGTTAGACGTCACATTCAGGGCAACCTTCAACGGCTCCTCGACGCCCTCCGCTGCAAGATCAAGGTCGGCGGCAAGCTTGTTCAGCTCGGAGAAATCGAACTCGATACCATCCGCCATGTCAGTTCGCTTCCTCCACCGGATACCGGTGTGCGGTGACCTGACCAGCCTGCGGAAGACCCTTCGTCCGGGCCTCGCGACCAACAAGTGACGGGTCTGCTGTGGACGCAGTCACACGCCACAACGTGTTCACCCCGACCAACGGTGTGGCACCCACCGCGACGTGAATGTGCGTGTCCTGTACCGCGGGAACCTGAGATCCCTGCTCACGCTCAGACACGTTCATCGTGGCGGATTTCCACCGACCCGTGACGGCTGGGTAGACCGTCACCTCAGTCTCGACGACAACACCGTCAGCATCCGGCTCCGACTTCGTCACGGTGTACACCTTGAACGTCTCAGTGAACCGCCCCGCAGCCTGCGACCGCAGGTAAGGGAGCTGCGAAGCGATGTCGTAACCGAGATTCACTCTTCACCGCTCTCGAAGAGCGGGAACCCTGCGATGTCCACCCCGCAGGAACAGTACGACGCGCCCATGGACAGGGAGCACCATGCCAGGTGTGTCGAGCACGTGCCGAGCATGTCGATAGCGAACGCACCGGAAGGTTCCGTGAGCCCAAGCAGAGCCCAAAGCTCGTCGGGGATCGTCACCCGACCCTTACCGGACCGGTACGACTTCGACGTGGAGCCGTCATCCACCGAAACGGTCACCTGGGTTGAGTCGTCCGGGCGCTTCACCTGAGCGACCACGGCTTCCCGGACTACGTAGTCCAGTTTCGCCTGATCGATCGTCTCAACCTCAAGCTGCACGCGACGTACCTCGATGAGCATTTCTGCGTCATCGATCCACATCTCCCACTGCTGCTCAACCAGCGAACCCGAGTCGGGGACGGCCACCCCCAGAGCCACCGCAATGTTGTCGGTGCTTACAGACATGACCGCCCCCTATCCTTAGTCGGACTCGACACGCCCGATGTGTTCCTCACTCATGCCCGGCGCCGGGTTGATCTTGCGGCGCCGCCCGGGCTTCCGGGGTGCCGGCGAAGTCTCCTCCACCGGCACCCACTCAGCACCCAGCCGCGCAACCTTCTCGTCAGCGACAGACACGATGGCGCCCGACGCAGTGTTGCGCAGGCGAACCATCAGACGAGGTCGTGGATCTTCGCGAACGCGTTCAGGTCCGCGATGCCCCAGCCGTAAACAACCTCCGCACGGAACGCGACCTGGTTCTTACGCTTCAGGTCACCGCCACCGTCCGGGTCACCGTAACGGATGACCTCAAGGCCGATCGACTTCTGCACACCCCAACGGATGGCCGAGAAGTCGCCGACGAACCCGAGCACGTCGGTGTCGACCGCGAGTACACCAGTACCGCGAACCGTGTTCGACACGGACGCACGGTGGCCGTCGAGCTCGCTGGTCTCGATGCCGAGACGGAAGTTCGGGTACAGCTTCTGCTCGGAGTTCGTACCGCGCAGAGCCGAGAACTTCGCCGCGTAGGTCGGGTCCAGTGCGATGTCGCGGGGAACGAACCCATCCGCGAGGACAAGCGCGTCAGCCGCGTCCAGGCTCACGTACGGCTTGTCCGCAGCCACGTACTCCACCAGGTTCGTGGTGTCAGTGAGACCACCGTTCATTGCGGCGACAACAGCACCACCGGTCGGGTTGATCTCGTGGAACACACCGAAGTCGAGCGCGCGGGAGAGCGCCGGCTGAATGAGAGCAAGGATCTCGTCCACGATCTCAAGCTGACGGTCCTCGTCCGCCCACAGAACCTCTTCGTTGAAACGGAGAGTCTTGTGGAACTTGAACGGCTTGATCGTCTTGCTCGTCGGAGTCACCGTCGAAGCGCCCTTGTCGCCACCCTCAGCGACATACTCGGCCTCGCCGATGTCGAACGTCCACGACTCGCCCTCACCGAACGTCATCGGAGTCTGAGCGGAAAGGGTGGCCACAGCCGACCCGTTCTGGATCGCACCAAGCCACGGCGCGATCTTCTGCTTGGGGATCGAAAGCGACCCCGTAGCAAGTGATGTCATTGTCTTGCCTTTCGGTTAGTCGGCCTGACCGAACAGGCCCCGCGCGAATTCGCGAAGCTCCGTGTCGTCCTTGCCAGTCGTTGTGGTCGCGCCCTCTTTCGGGGCGACGTTTCCCTGCTTCTTGGAGTCCGCCTGACGTGCCGCAAGGCGCTGCGCCTGAGCCGTCAGAGTGGACTCGTCAGTACCGGTGAGGAACAGATCGGCGTCGGACGGTTCATCGTCCTTGCCCTTCTCAGTGCTGATCCCGAACCGTGCGGCAATGCTCGAGCGAAGCGCCTCAGCCTTGGTGGCACTGAGTTCCTGCTCAAGCGACCCAAGACGTTCCTCGAGCGTCTTCGCGCCCGCAGCCTTCGCCTTGAGTTCCTCGTAATCGGGGTACTGCTCCTTGGCGAGCCTTTCGGCGCGCTGCTTCACGATCCGGTCGACCTCGGCCTGCGTGAAGGTCTTATCCTGTTCCTGCGTCTGGGCTCCCGATCCGATCGCCAGCGCGGATTCGCCCGCTGCCGTCGAACCCACACCGATGGGGGTGCTGTCGTTTCCAGTCATTTCGGTACTCTCCGTTTTCGTGCCGTCGCACATTCACCGCGAAACCGTCGCGTACGGCCACAGGAGACCCGTGGAAGCCTTCATTCCGGATAGTTGGCGTCCAGGTAGTCCCGGACGCGCGCCCTCGTAGCGGGCGTCTTATTGCGCCGGCTCGCCATGTACTGGAACTCGCCAACCTCAGTGCCGGGATCGTTCTCCTTGAACACCGGCTGCGCAGTGCAGTGACAATTCGGGTGAGCCGCGAACTGCACCGTCGACTGCCGGTACACGGCGCCACGATCAGCCAGCATCCGACAGAACCGACACGTCTTAGCCGACGCGAGACGCCGCCAACCCACAGACTCCGGGTCGTTCTGCCGATTCGTGAGGATCGTGTCTCGGTACGGCTTCGCCGTCTCCAACTGCACAATCTCCGCAAGCCGCTTCGACGCAGTCTCTTCGTCGTCCGAAAACAGCGGATCAGACGCCCACGCGATACCGCGGCGAATCTTCACCGTCCGGTCGTTGATGACGAACTGCGTGACGAACGTCCGATCCCGAACCCCTGCCCTGACCCGCTCCTCCTCGTAGAAGTCGACCGCCAAAGCAGCCGACCCCTCAGAGAAGTACCCGATCACCTCAGGGACACTGTTCAGAAGCGCCGCACGCCGCGCTGTAGGGCTCCCGGGGAGCGCCACAAGCAGTCCGACCGCCGTATCTACCGACTCAGTCGTTACTAGCCTGAGCGCCGCCTTCGACTGAAGCGCTGTCACCATTAGCGACCGCCTTCGAGTTCACCAGCGCACGCACAACAGCACGCCCGTCCGCCTTCTGCTTCTCCGCAAGAGCACGCTTGATCGTCTGCTCATCCATACCGATGAGCTCGAGACCAACCTCGGTCTCAGCAAGCCACGGAACCGCCGCAAGCTGCTTCTGCCCCGCATCAGCAGCAGCAGACCGCGACACGTACTGCGGGTTACGCCACTTCGTGTCAATCGACGCCCACTCGGCAGGGATCTCGTTCAGATCGTTCTGAATCGCAAGCCCACGAGTCACCGCACGACGGACCGTAATAGACCAGTCGTCCGTGGCGCCCTCGGCCTCAGCAAGCAGGTTCTCGCGCGCCTCCGAATACGAGTCCGCAGCGGTCGGGTTCGCCATGTCAGTCAGCGCAAAGTCCGCATCCGACAGGTCAAACTCGCGGGCCGTCAGCTTCGCAAGAGCGTTCATCTGCGCCAGATGCGCCTCGGGCGTCTCGGCCTTGAACTGCTTGATGTCCGCCCGCGGGTTCTGCGCTTCGTCATCATCCGGGATACCGAACACACGCCCAAGCGCAACCTGCCACGACGCCTTCTGCGACCCATCAGCGTTCTTGAATATCGCATCGCTCGCGCCCAACAGCACAAGCTGCGGGATGGAGTAGATATCCATGTGACCCTCCATGCGAATCAACGCACGAACAGCCGCATCCTGAAGCCCAATCGTCGACCGGGTGATCCGCGAACGACCCATACGCCGAGACGCACGCGGCCGATACACCATCGGATCAGCCGGCACATGCCACGGATGCTCCGAACGATCCACAGACCAACCAGACGAATCCTTCTCCGCGTTGACCGTCTCCCCATCGAGGTACAGCACAAACCCGGTAATCTTCCCGTCCTTACGAGACGTCACCGACAGCAGATCATCAAGGCGACGCTTCCGGTTATTCCACGACCCGAACGCGTTCAACGCATCCTTCGCATGAATCAGCGCCTTCGGCTCACCCTTCGACTCATCACCACGCGTCGTAATCAGATACGACACCCCATGAATCAGAGAATCCGTGCGCCCGTTCGCGATCTCCGACAGCAGGAAGTTGTTGTCCGTGAGCTCCTGGATACCAAGCGCATTGATGTCCCCACCGGTCCACACCATCCGCTCGAGATTGCAACGACGAGCCAGCCCGTCAACACCCTTCGCATTCCACCCAAGGATCAGACCCAACCGCTTGTACTGCGGCGGAATCACCGACCCAACCTGACGAATCGCCCGCTTCCCGTCATACACCGACGAACGCAACAGATTCCGCTTCGACAGCGCCGCCAACTGCTCGACGTTGTAGTTCAGGGTGACAAGCTCGTCCTCCGTCATCCCGGGAACATGGATCTTTTCGGCCACTAGAGAACCACCGCCGTCCTAGATCCAGAACGCCTCGTCGGGCGTTTCACGTTGTCGTTCTGAGCGCCCCAAAGGGCGAGAGTCATCGCCACTATCGGCGTGATGTCGGACGCTGCGTCCTTGCGGTTCCACGCCCAGCCGGAGCCAAGCGGTCGCTTCCGGGCAACCGACAAAGCCACGTTCACCTGCGGCTGATCGACATGCCGCACAGAGGGAGTCGGACTGACCACCGCGTCATAGAACTTCGCGCACGCAATGGCCATGTCACGCCCCTCCGCGCCCGCGAGCGTCACCTCAACGTCAGTACCAATCAGGTAGTTGCGGTCACGACGCTTCTCGACAAGACCAGACATCTCATCCGCAACAATCGCGTGCAGACGATTCTTCGACGCACGCTCCACCACCCACGGGATGACCCAATCGACACCCTTACGGGACTCATCCATCTCCACATGCCACAGGCCATCAGCCCGCATCCCAGCAAGCGCCACGGAAGCAACGTCACGGCCCGGAGGAACGTCAATCGCAAGCGACAACCGCTCAATCGCCATCGACGCCGGATCAGCGACCGCAGACCACTCAGCCTCACCGATAACACGGTGCTGCGAGTCCGCATCCCAGATCCCCATCGCCTCGCGGAGAAACGAATCCTCCGAAAGCTGCTTACGCATCCGCTGGATCGCCTCGGCCGGCGTCCGATGCGGAAACGACGGGTTCGCCTTCGCCTGCTGCGCAAGGTCGTCCGGGCTAGCGTTCTGGTCCGCGCTGAACTCGATGTAAAGCGTTTCGCCCTTACCAGTACCCTGCTCGAGCGCTTCCGTGCGAAGCCGCTCGAACACCTCACCCGGATCAATCGGACGCGGCGGCGTCCCCGTGAACAACGCCAGCGCGTTGGGCGCCGCGTTCATCGCGGGAAGCATGTCGTCAAGCGCACGCTCGGTGAGGATCTGTGCCTCATCGAACACTTCGATGTCAACCTTCGCGAAACCACGCCCGAAGCCGGTCTCCCGAGCTCCGAACATGATCCGCGACCCGTTGCGGAACTTGATCTCCTCCGCACCCGCAGCCGTGAACACCTGCTCTACAAACGGAGCAATCTTCCGACGCTTCGCCATACCCTGCATCGACCGGAACGTCTCTTTAGCCGTCTTCAACCGGTGCGCAGTCCACAGAACAGTCGTCCGCGGAAACAGCAGACACAACGCGAACACGATCGCACCCAGCAGATACGTCTTCCCCACTTGCCGCGGGATCGACATCGCAACGCCACCAACAGTGGCGGCGTACTTGCCATCCTCACGCTTAGCGAGAATCGCCCGCCCAGCGCCGTCCTGCCACTGATCGAACGTCAACCCCAACGCCAGGCACTTGTCACGCACAGCCGGCCAACCAGTCGACGCAATGCCCTTCGGCAGAATGACATGGCGGGCAGTCTCAGATAGCTTCGGCGTCCCAGGCTTCATCTGGGGTTCGGCTGTCACCATCCTCGTCAGCCTCCTGCTTCGCCTTAGCCTCAATCGCCTCAATCTCACGGGCGATCTCTTGCAATCGGCGAGTCAGGGACGCTAGGTCACGGGGCGGACAATTGGGATCCTGAACCGCCTTCGCCACACGGTTACGCATCGACACCAGCAGCTCGAGCTGATTCCCACCCTCAGCCGCCTCAAGGACCGTCTTCACGACCGTCACCGCGGGCGGCTTCTCGTCCTCACCCAGCGCACGCAACTTCTTACGGTCAGCCATGAGGATCACCGCCCTGTGGAAAAAACGCCCAGAATGTACATCGCCTATACCCGAGGGAGTTTCCTAGGGGCAGGGAGGGGGGAGGGTGGCCACCGGTTGTTCACTCGAGCGAGCCGCTGCGACGAATGATCGGTGCGTAGTCGCGTGCCTTCTTCGCGAGGTTGCATTGCCTGTGGGATGCACGCTTGTTGCTGAGGTCGTCGGCCCCGCCTTTGCTGTACGCCCTGACGTGGTCAGCTTCGAAGGACATGGGGTGGGGTGACTTGAGTGTGTAGTCGATGGGTAGTCCGCAGATGTGGCAGTTCGCTTTGGTTGCTGCGATGCGGCGCCGGTCTCTGTCGCGTTGGGATGTGTTGCGTCCCTTGCTCATGCGGTACTCCCGGATGTCGTGGCCCGGTGTTAATGTGTGCTCATGTCTGAGTGGGAGCGGTACGGTCAGGTTGGTGTGACGCACGCTAACGGTGACCGCATCGTGGGATTCGTGAGCGGGTACGCACGGGACCTGGCTGATGCCGGTACCCCTAACGTGTCGACCCTTGCCAAGTCGTCGTTGACTCAGGCGATCGGGGCGGTTGATATCGGTGACCGTCTGACTGTTGTTGACATGGTCGTGTCGCTGGGTGACGAGATGGTTGGCCGTATCACTGGTCCGCTTGTCAAGGCTCTGGGTGGCACGGGTGAGCTCGTCGTTGAGCGTGTGATCGTGAACGGTTCCACCGTGGTCAATGTGGGCGGGATCTTCTACCCGCACGCGTGACGTTGCACACGTGCATGGTGTACCTCGGAGGTTCGTCGAAGGGAATCGTAAGTCGGCTTGCGGGATTCGAACCCGGATCTCCCTCGCCCATGCGGGGTGTCCTAGACCATGCAGTAAGTCACACCCATCAGAGTTGCCTAGGACTCAGGGTGTTGATGTGCAGAGGCCATTCCATTAGACGATCAGCCGGTAGTGCCCGTTGAACGCTTGGTCTACGTCTGGCCTGCTCCCCGGAGAGAGACAGGGCGTCGGGATGGGCTTCCCGCCGAACCGTGGGCTTCTGCTACCCCGTTCGGTGTCGCGGCTTTTGCAGAGTCACGCGACCGCTGTGGAGCTGCGCGGAGTCGAACCGCGTGTATCCGCCGCTGGCCTCCCGGTCGCTTAGTACCGGGAGGTGCTGCGGGCTTTCCTGTCAGCCCCGTGGTGTGGTTTGCGTCGTCACCGCGACGAGATAGACGAGAACCCCCTCAGATCAATCGTCATCTTCCGGGACTGTTGCTGATTGCCGGTCCTCAGTGAGCGCCACATCCAACAGGCCACGCTTCATCACCCACGACATTTCAGGGGACGACAACACGCCAACCGTGGATTGCCCATCCTGTTCCATCTCCGGTGAGAGCCGGTGCGAGATGAGGCACCAGGCTTCCACGTAGGACTCGGGTTCAACCTTCTCGTAGTAGGTGCGTACAGCAGCACACAGGTCGTCGTAAGCGCTCATCTGGCGTATGCCCACCAGTAGCGTTGCCCGTCCGCGGTAGTCCCACGGTGCGGGCCGGCATGCCCTTCCGGCTGGTTCAGGTCGCACGTGAGCGAGTCGACGTCGAGGACCAACGTCATCGTGCAGGTCACTTTGAGCCCTCACCCTCACAATGCATTGGGTTAAGTGGGTCGGCTTGTTCTGTGACGAGTCGGCCGATGCGTGAGTCGATGTACTCAGCCCGAAGGTTGCAGCACACGTCACTGTCACACCGACACATCAGTCAGCCACCGGATACAGGTCCACGTACTGCCCGTGGTGTGGCAGCCACTGCCAACGCCGAAACAGACCGTTGCGACGCACCAACCAGTAGTGCCCGTCGTGCGATACGGCTTTCCGGCGCCCATCCCACGTGACTGTTCCGTCAGGCCATGACTCGACACACAGGATGCGGTCGTTCATGCTTCCATCTCCCACGTGTGGTCGACGACAGTCATAGACTGCTCACGCAACGCCGTTTCATGCTTCCGAAAGAAATGGTTGCAGTAGGTGAGCTCGATCATGTCGATCCAGCAGGACCAGTACGCTTGCACACCGCAGTGATCGCAGCGTCGGGATGTGTCAACCATCACGCACCGCCTTCACGCGGTTAGTGCAGTCCCACCAGACAGTGAGTGTCTGGTGGGACTGCGGGAAGTTTCCGATCCGCCGCGCTCGTCTCCGCAATGCAGGGTTCAGGCTCTACTAGCCCGTTCAGTAGTTACGCCGGAGGGTTGGCGGATGGAAGGTTTAGATGCCAGAAACGCGTCTTTTGGCAGGTATCCCTGTCAGACGCCCCTGACCATTGACATGCGTTCCGGTTCGATCGACAACCGACCATGCCAGCCGCACGAGACGCAACGCTGCATCGAGTAGGTGAACACGTCCGCGATGAACCGTTTAGCGATCGGCTTCGTCTCCCCACCACACGCACGGCAAGTGTCCAAACGCGACTGCCCGTCAACGAACAGTGCCGGATGGTTCTTGATGTGAGGGCGGAGAGCGTCATAGAGACCCTGTGTGGCGATGACGTCGCCGGCACAATACTCGGTGAGACGTTCCCGGTCCTCCACAGACCCAGCCACAGCACGGTTCATCGCTTCACGGTCGTACGCGTCTGTCTTCGCCGGGATACCGATGATCTGGCAGAGGGCGTCGAGGGACTTGAACTGCACCCCGGTACGAAACTGCCGTGCCACCTTGAGGGTGTCGACAGTCTTGAACGGCGGCAGTGGGGGAAGCGTCGGCCGGTGCTTGTGCCCGATCTTCGGGAAGTAGAAGTCACCCTTCAACCACGGCACATCAGCACCATCAAGGTTGTGACCCACAATGATGTCGGCCATGGCCATGATGGAGTGAACTTCGCGGAGGAACGGACCACGCCCGCCCTTGTCCCACTCGGCGAACCGCATCACGTCAGGTGAGTCGTACCACTTCGCACACACGATCGTCGTGCGCGGCTCCCGAACCACAGTCTCGTGGTGGATGTACCGGTTCTTCAGGTCTCCACGGTCCCACCACTGCTGCTCCGAAACACCGGAGACCCGTTCCACATCGAGGATGAGGATACGGTTGCGGACTGCCGGGTTCAGCGCGGCACCCGCCGCCCTCAGCGGCATGAGCAACGCCCACCTTCGTGTCGACGCACCTTGTCCTGCGACACGTCATGCCCGTCAGCTCGGAACACGTCAGCGATGAACGCTTTCGGCTTCCCCTCACGGATCATCTGCTGGTAGTACGCGTAGTCGTCGGGTTCCAGCTTTCTGAGCAGCTCCCCGAAGGAACACTTCGGTCCTGGTTTCTGTTGTTCGACGGTTTCAGCGGCAGTTTTGAGTCCCACGGTCGCTCCCATGGTTGGGTGCTACTCCCCCGGTATACGCGGGGAGCGTGCACGGGAAAGTGAAAGAGGCCCGACCTCACCGTTACGTGGCTCCGGGCTGTTACGGTCACGCGCTTAGCGAAGGCGCGACTCTTGGGACCGTGTTTGGGTATGGTGGCCGGCTCCTGGGCGCGGCGGTTCTCTACCGATCTACGGGGTCGCCGCTGCCGGGAGAACACAAAACCCCGCCGACTGTGGTGTCGAACGGGGTGGTTTGGCTATTTGAAGGCGCGCTTCATCTACCTAGGGTCGATTATACACACACGAACGGTCGTATGCAATGCCTTGCACTCGAACTGCGTTCGCCAGCGCTTCCGTGAGCACCATGCGGATCCGGTGTTCCTCCTCGTAGGCGGCGATCAGAGCCGCCAAAGGCTCATGCAAGCGGTGCGCGTCGCCGGACAGGCGGTCTCGGGAGTAGTACCGTTCGAGAGCAGCGCGGGCATCTTCGAGTACTTTCACGTCAGTCCTCCTTGGTCCAGTCAGGAAGACAGGGATGCGGTAGGCCCTCAGACGCGCAGTTGCAGTCTCGCATCTGCAAGGCGACTGGATCGCTGCACGTCCATTCGTGCACTCGGTCGAACACCTGAATCTCACGCCCCTCGTGCGCTGCGATTGACTTATTGCAGACTAGGCAGGACACTTCGACGTGCGCCCCTTCTCTCATGTCCCGCTCCCATCCGTGCGGTTGGCGAGTATCGCGGCGATACCCTCGTACTTCTGTCGGCAGTGGTCGATGTGCGCGGCCCGCCCGATCCGTTCCGCCTGTGCGAGGCGACCGGCCAGGTAGGCCAGCCGTTCGCGCAGTGTCTCTGTGTCCATCAGGCCCGCCCGGTGAGGATCTTGTACGCCTGGAGGTCCGAGCCGCCGAAGCCATTCGAGTACATGGCCTCAACGTCGTCGTAGTCGATGCCCCATCGCGCTTCGAGCTCGCTGCCGAGGGCGGTCGAGATGTGAATCTCCGCGATGGTCAGCGTCTCGGCGCGAGAGTCCATGACCTCGAGCATCGTGACGATCTCGTCGGTGCTGTAGTTGCCGATGGCCTCTTTGACTGCGGTGCGGTTCGTCATGTAACTACAGTAACAGGCTAGACCTGAACCTGCAACCCCAGTTACAATGTTTCTCGTGACTGATTCCACTCTCGAAACCCTCCAAGCCTTCCAAGAACGCATGGACGCCATGCCCAAGCGTCGCGCCGAACTGATCGAGGAAGCCCGCAAGGCCGGCCACTCATGGCCAACGATCGCGAAAGCGCTTGGCATGACCCACCCCGGCGCGATGAAAGCAGCCAAAGCCAAGTGACTCACCCCTCCCTGTTCTCGAGTTCGTAGGCGAGTTCTCGTGCTCCCCACCTCTTGTCGCAGGCGCGGCAATGAGCAGTGGACTCGTCAATCAGGTTCACTTCAGGGTTGCGGGGTGATTCGACGACAAGGGGACGCGGGTATCGTTCCCCATCCCTCCACCACTCCGACGCCCCACATGTCGGGCAGGGGTCGGGGAGGTCTTTCTGTCGGGGTGGTTCAATCTCCCTACGGATCGCAGATTCCCAGTTGCCCATGATCCGTGTGCGGGCGTTTACGGCTTCCGGTTCACGGACGGTCTGCGTCCATGCCACATACCATGCCCGCAACGTCCGCCCCGGATCACCCTTATGCACGGTTGCTTTCGCCCCATGCGCCCAATCCGTGATCTGCGAACTGATCCGCATGAACAGTTGGAGGGCGCCGGAGTTGATCGGTACCCGCTGGTTCGGGAGCGACTTCGACCCTTCCCGGCTGAGGGAGAACCGGATCTCGTTCTCCAACCGGTCCAGCAGGGGCGTGTCGAACACGACACACGTGAACCGGGAATCCTGAATCGTGTGATGCAGAACCCCCGGTTTCGTCAGCGCATCAACAGCGTCGAGGAGTTCGGTGAGTTCGGTCATAGTGGTTTCCCGTGGCCCTTCAACCCACACGACGGCAGAACGCTCCCGTCAACATCCCTCGCTGTCCCCCGCATCGGCTGCACCCCACACCACGCACACGTATACGTCGAAAACGCCATATCGCGGACAGCATCACTGATCGGTGACGGCTTCGGCTTCTTACTCATGCGACTGCTCCTTCACGGGTGAGGTGGTCGATCAGTTGCCGGCCGACGTACTCGGAATAGGCCGGCGGGATGGCCTCACGGAGACCGTCACGGTTCGCCCACGGCATCCCCATGACCTCACGGCCTTTGTCGACACCGGAGAAGTTCCCCACGACGTGCATGTACTCACCCGGAACCGGAGTGCGGCCCATCTTTGTGGTCTTCGCGACATGCAGCGGGTGCTCCGGTGAGGTGAGGCCCCAATTGGTCTCAAACAGGCGATGCCGGTATGTCTCGAGCCCAAACATCTCCCCACACAGCATCACCGGATCATGCAGTTCCGGCTCCGCATCCATCACGTTCTCGATGACGTACGGAAGCCCTGTCTGTTCCAGCAGTTCCCGGGTCGGGCCGATCAGATCCGGGAAGTCGCTGCGGTTGATGCGGTGCGTCTTCGAGTACAACTGGCATGGCGGCGACGCGTGGATGGCGTCGAAGTGGCGTGCGTGCCAGCGGACGAAGTCGAGCGCGTCCCGCTGGTGGAACGCGAACGGATAACGAGGTTGCGGGTCGATATCGACCCCAACAACGTCGAAGCCGGCACGGTGATATCCCGTACCGGCTCCGCCCTGACAGCAGAAAAGATCCAATATCCTCATCCCGTTCTCCTTGCGTTGGGGCAGTCGGGTCGTCCCCCTGTGTACGGGTTCCGACAGTTGCCGCACACATGCGCGGGTGGTTCGGGCGGACGAATCATCACGGAGTCAATGTCCCTCTGCTCCCGCTTCGACGGATTCCACCAGGGGCGTGGCTGGCCCATCAGAAGGGCTCAGAGGATTCGGCGGCATCCCACGAGCCCGCTGCGACAGGTGCGTTGCCCGAACGAACGCGCGTGATGGTCGCGGTCGCGTGTTTCAGCGACGCGCCCAGGTCGTCCACGTCGAGCTCGATCGCGGTTCGCTGGTTGCCTTCACGGTCCTGGTACGAACGCTGACGCAGAGCTCCTGTGGCGACGACACGGTCCCCCTTGGTGAGTGAGCCGGCGATCTGTTCCGCGAACTGACGCCACACCGACGCGCGGAGAAACACGGTCTCTCCGTCCTTCCACTCATTGGCCTGCTTGTCGAAGTGGCGGGGTGTGGATGCGATCGTGAAGTTCACGACCGGGAGGCCGTTCTGGGTGTAACGGAGTTCGGGGTCAGCGGTGAGGTTGCCGACGACGACGGTGGATACTTCGCTCATTGGTTGCTCCATTCGGTGACGTCGATTCCGACGCCGGTAGGGTCTCCGGGTGTTGGGTAACGCTTCGTTGCGGTGAGGTCGACGACTCGCGCGTCGTCCCCCAGCAGCCCGCCATCTGTGAGCCCGTCCATCACGGCTCGCACGAGTTTGTCGATGTCGGGCTTCACCGCAGGCACCTCCCAGCGGGGTCGTTGGGGGCGTGGGAGGACAAACGAAAGGGTCACGATGACTGGACAGTCGAACGTGACCCCAAGGTCCGCGTGAGTGGCGATCACATGCCGCCACGGTTTCAGGCGGGCGGCGTTCGCATCCCTCAACCACGCCCGCCCCTTCGCCTGCGAAACGGTCTTGGATCCTTGTGGGACAGGCACACCTTCGATGAAGAACGACACTGTGTCAGTCATGCTGCTAACGTCCCGTTCCTGTGGTGGGTGGAGTTCGCCAGATAGATAGGCAACCCGAGCTCGGCACGCACACGCTCAACCGTCTTCACGTTGCAGCCGATGTGGTTCGCGATCTTCTTGCCCGACCAGCGGCGTTCGTTGAGGATGCTGATGACTTCGCGGCGTTGCTCCGGGTTGAGGTCCGGTTGTTCCCCAGCGATCGCGGAGTCGACGGTGGACGCCCACAGTTCTTCGACTGTGGGGAGTTCGGGTTCCGCGTCCGGGTCGTCGATGGTGTCGTCATCCCATGCGAGGGGTGACGCCCACCCGTTCTTCACGGCGATGCCACGGGACCGGGTGTACGACTGCTTCTCGACCGCCGTGTCACGGGGTGGGAGGGTGTTCCACATTTCGTCGTACAGGCGGGCGATGAGGTCACGTGTGGTTGCGGTGACGACGGTGGAGCGGGTGATGTTGTACGCCCACGTTTTCGCGTGGCCGGCGCGTGCACTGATGGCCCAGAACGTCCACCCGACAGCGACGAGGGCGCGGATGCGGCGGATGGTCCCTGTGGCGTCGGTCTTGCGGGGTTCGGGCGCACGGTGCCGCATCTTCGGGTGGGTCCCGAGGAGTGCGTCAGCGGTCTCCCGTTCCACCCGGACCGTCACTCCACGCATGATGCGGGAGATGGTGGGGACAGACACACCGGAAACGGCTTCGATGTCGGCGTAGGTCCAGTCCTCACGCATGAGCTGCATGATGCGGGGCACGGTGATGATCGCGTTGACGAACTCTTGAAGTTCACCGTTGCGTGCCCGTGCTTCACGGTCGCGTTCCTGCTTCGCGCGGTGCGCCCGGCAGTCGGTGCAACGGCAACGGTGCTTCTGGTAGCAGGTGCCCGTGGCGCCGTGCTTGTGGTTCTCAGGGCACGTGTTCATGTGGGTCTCCTGGTATGCAGTGAGGGCCACACCAATACGGTGTGACCCTCGAAAATGTGGATGAGTTCGGCTAACCCGAACTGGGGTTTGACGGCATACCCCAGCTGGGGTAATGTAGCGCCATGACAACGAAACAGAACATCGCCAAGGTGGAAGCCGCCGAGAGCTACGACATTGCACGCCTGATCGTGAAGGGTCTCGCCGGGGAGCGGTCGCAGTACACCGACCTAGAACTCTGGACCGGGCGCGAGTGGGAAGCCGTGCACCGCGCAGCGGAGGAACTACTACCGCTCTACAGGCAGAATCTTCTGCCGGCCGAGCTGCTGGCTCGTCTTGGCAGAAGCATGGTGGACTGAATCACGACGCCTCCGTCGTGGAGAAATCGAATGCTTGCTGCCCCCCCTAGTCGACGAGCCGACAGCACAGTAGTCTTCGCGCGCCTCGACGCCCCACCACGCTCCGGCCCTCGTGAACACGAGGAACGTTCACGACGGCGCCTCTGCGGACTCGACATGTTGTGCCCATTGACGAGCCTCTTCGCACGAACGAACCGGAGCGTGAGAGAGGACCGCACTCGCCGCACACGCCCGGTGTCGTCAACGCGATTAGCTGGTCGAAGGTGATTCGCATCACTGCACCTTTCGGTAGTACCTGTTGAAGTTGGTTTCGTTGATCCACCTGACCGGGACACGACCGTTCGGCCCCGGTACAGCGTCGACACGCGCCCACCCCAAATAGTTCGGGGTGTTCCTGCGTGGGCGGGCGTCAACAATCCGCACCGGGGTATCGAACCGGACCCATGTGTGGGGGTGACCGTACTGTTCCAACAGCACACCGCGGGCCGTTGCGACCGCATCAGACAAACGCCTCACGACGCACTCCCATCGACGGGCGCCCAGCCAGCGTGCCGCGCGAAGAACTCCCACGGGATAGACCCGTTCTCTCGCTCGAACATGACGGGATGGGTGTCCAAGAACTGCTCAATGCACTCCCATGCCGCATCCCAGCCCTGCTCGATGTCGTAGCCGAGCGTGGATCGCCCATTCGCATCGACGTTCGCGTCTTCCCACTCCTGCCACCACTTGTCGCGGGCGTCTGCTAGTTCCGGCGCCTTCGACTCAAGAGTGCCGTCGCGGAACCGTGACGTGTCGCTCATGACTCCGCCGCCTTCGCTGCTTTGAGTTCCCGGACCTTGTCCCAGTACGCGGCTATCCCCTCGTCGGAGAACTCCCGCACCTCGGGTTCCAGTTGCCGGCGAATCCGTGCTGCACGTTCCCGCGCCTCGAGCACGCGCTTCGAGTTGCGGATCACATGGGACGGCATCAACCAGTCCGACGACTCCTGGTAGTGCAGGGTCGCGGCCTCAACAGCCACGTCAAGGTCTACACGGGCGAGATCCCCAGCCCACACCTTCGCCACAGACGGTGACACTTTCCGGCCATCCCTAGCCGATGCCAGCGTCAAGAGCTGAAACGCTTCCGGCTCGTTCATCGTTTCCTCCGTAGTAGCGGTAGTAGTCGGCGGCGTTCTCATCCGCACGAGACTGCTTCACGTTGTTTGCTTGGCGGCGGGTGGGTAGTTCATCCGTCCACCGTTCCCCGTTCAGCCATGCGCCCAGGGCAGGGACGAACTGCCTCTCCGTCGTCTCGGCGTAGGCATCTCCGAAGCGGATGATGTGCGCCACGATCTCGGTCACGTCCATGCGGCGGGCGACTGTGCCGAACCGTGCTGCGGCCTGCTTCCGTTCGACCTTCTTCGGCCAATGAGCCCAAGCCCGGTCGAACTCACTCGCAAGCACCGCAGGTGCGGGAGAGTTCTGTTCCCCTGTTCCCCTGTTCCCCTGTTCCCCTGTTCCAGGCGCGGGGATCTCGCGAAGGTCTCGCGAGGGTGTCGCGAGGATCGCATTTTCATGGTCTGGTCTGGGATATCTTGGCTTGGCTGGCTTGTCGATGCGCTGGTGTCGTTCCCACGCCGCAACGAACAGAAACGGCCTCTCGTCCACTGTGTAGCGCACGATCAGACCACGTTCGGAAAGGTTCGAGAGCCCTCTCGAAACCCTCGCGACGGTCTCGCGAGACTCCCGGAACATGTCCATCGAGAACAGGTCGCCGATGATGTCAGACTCAACATCCCGGCCCACACCGTTGTCATCGACGTACGACCACAGCCCAATGAACAGAAGCCGGTCTTCCACCGCGAGGTCCGTAATGTCCGGCGACCGGTAGAACTCCGGCTTGATGCTGCGGATTCTCAAGGCTTCTCCGCCTCCTAGTCGTCTGTTGTTCGGTTGACGGCCTCACCCAGCACCGCTTGAAGTACCCGCCACTTCGGGAGCCCAGACGTCTCGACAATCTCGTCGATCGTGAACCCGTAGTTGTAGGCGGTTCGGCAGGCTGCTATGCGTTGCGGGCCGTGGGGTGACATCAGGTGGGACTCGATGAACGCGCGTTCCCAAATCTTCACGACGCCCTCCGCTCGGAATATGACTCTGACGACATAGCTGGCCTCCTAGTCGAGTCGGCGCATCACGCCGCGGTACAGGACTGGTTCCGTTTCGGGGTCACCCCACGAGTGGATCGACCAGCCCATCTCATGCCCTTCGGTGGAGTGCGCGACCCCATGACATCCGCTGTGGTTACCCCCTGAGAGGCCACCAGCACCCCCACAGAGCGCCAACAGATTCCATACGTCATGGGTGCCGCCGCGGGACTTGTACTTGCGGTGATGCAGGTCCGTAACGGGGCGTTTCCCGCAGCCCTCACAGATACCGCCGCACCGTTCCATGACGATGCGGCGGTTGCCGGGAGGGATAGGTTTCGCCCGACTCATACGGGGACGACCGCCCAGCAATCCTCGGCAGGCTTGCCGCACCGGCAGAACGTCGTACGCTCCCTGATCTGTCGCTTCTTGTACTCGGCACTGTTGGTGCACGCCAGGATCGGACCCGCGCATCCTGTGACGACGTGCGTGACGTCAACGGAACACGCGACTCTCCGGTGCTTGAACTGACATCCGGGTTCCTCGTCGAGGATGGTTTCGTCGAGGATGATCGTGTCTACCCGGGGTGTGTCGAGAACAGTCACAAGTCCCCCCGATACGTCGATGTCTTCGTCGTCACAGCGGTGATCCGAGCGTGCGCTTCGAGTGCCGCCTTCAACCGGCGTGCACCCTCAACCATTGCGACGTCGGTGGCGTGGTCCATCGCTTCCCAGAAGAACGCGTAGAAGTGGATGAGTCCTTCCCGCGGGTATGAGCCTTCCCACGTCTCGGGCCACTTCTGTTTCCATACCCCGTACATGCGGCATCCGCAGGGGCAGAGGCGAACGAATGGTCTGTTCATCACGACTCCTCGGTGAGCTCGGTCTTGCGTCGTTCCTTGAAGGCCACGACGTCGGGGTGTGCTGCGAGTCCGCGTTTGCCGGCGAGATCCCATGCCGCCTTCAGGGTCGGGATGGAGTCGGCGTTCGCGATGTCGGCCAGTGCAGCCTCGAGCGCGCCAGTGTCGGACGGGAGCGGCTGGACGGTGAACGGTGCACGGCGACCGCGCGTCACGGTCAGCGAGACAGTCAGCGGCTTCTCGATGTGTGAGAGCGCGCGAATCCGGATGCCACCCACAGCGTCGGCGCCGAACTTGATGGTCGGATCGCCGTAAAGCGTGATGCTTCGGCCGACGTAGGCGGATGCCTCCGTGCCCCAAGCGGCGATCAGAACCCGCCGCATTGACTTGCCCGGCTTGTACGGGCGTCCCGGGTATTCGGCGTTGTGCAGCTCCACCGGCTGATCCGGCCCGCCCGCCTTCACCTCTGTGACGGTGATCGTCAACGGTGTCGTGGCGACGTCGTCGTAGTTGAGTTGATCCGACTTCGGTTCAACGGTGCGTGTGATGTCCATTACGTCGCCTCCGCATCGAATCCGGCCGCACGCAGGGCTGCGTACACCTGCGAGTGGAAGTCGTCGGGGAACGGGTTCCCCTCCTCGTGGCCTGCGGGCCAGATGTAGAACGTGGGCGTCTCTCCGAACTCGTCCATCAGACTCGTATCTCCTGCTGCTCGTATCGGGCTTCGTGCTCGAACACGACCCAGGTGGGCGGGTCGAGGAACTGGATGGTCGTGTCGTATCCGGGCCAGACGCCGGAGTCGGTGCACTCCTGGTAGATGCGGCGGGCCTCAGCGGCCTTCGCCTTGCCCATCTGCAACCACAGTTCGGGGAGCCGGAACACTGCAACCTCGTAAGGCGCGGATCGTTCGACCGCGACGAAATAGAACTCGTCGATGGGGCGACCCTCAGACGCCTCGTACACGTCGTCGTAAAACGCGTTCTGAACGTCGTATCCCCACTTCGCGACCGACCGTTCAAACCCGGCCTTCGTCGCGTCGTCACCCGTCTTCAGGTCAGCGGCGATGATGCCTTTCCGTGTCTCACCGGACAGGGCGTCGAACCGTGCCCGTGATGCGACACCATCCACGGGTGCGAACGGTGACACCTCCCGGTACTCGCACACCTCGAAGATCGGGCGTGCGGTCGGGTGTCGCAACACGGCTTCGGACATGCCGGTGATGGGTCGCAGGTCGGCGGCTTTCATGGGAATCTTCCCCTCGAACCGGACACTGTCAGCCCAGTCCTTTGCGGCTTTCGTTGATGCGGCGCCGTTCGACGCGAGCACGTCTTCCGGGTATGCGATGGCTTGTGCACCAACCCCGAGGACTTGTGCGTGGACTGCTTTGCCGACGTCGAACGCGGCCGACGTGTATTCGCGTCCTTGCCGGTACTTGAACTTCGCCGGCGACCCACCGAACTCGGAGAGAAGCAAACGCGCCCCGGTGCTGGAGAGCTCGGGGCGCGAATGGTAATCGGCGTCTGGAAGATCGTAGACGATCGTCATTGCTCCCCCTCGGGGTAGATGCGGCGAGCTGCTCTGATCGCGCTGGCTCGAGTGCCAATGTCGCTCGTCTCGGTCAGGATGGGCACGAACCCGAATCCGCCTGCGTAGTCACGCGAGTCAGCCACGACCTTGCAGACAACACTTCGCTCAAAGTCGTGGTCGATCACCCAGACTTCCCCGGGCTTGGCGTCGTGCCATGCAGGTGTCGGCATGTTCGCCTCGGCCTTGAAGAACTCGCGCAGGGCCTCGATGCTGTAAAGCCCGAGAGAGTGGCGTTCGTTCACTTCCGGGTCGGGGTTCTTGTTCAGGATCTTCAGCCACGACACAGGCTCGGTGTCGCTGACGGATACGATGCGGTATCCGTTGCTTGCGGTGTATTCGTTCACAGGGTTACCTCCACGATGATTCGGATGATGACCACGGCGACGAACAGCCAGCCGACGGTCACGAGAATGTTCACGACGACACCGGGCTAGCCGTGATCGACATGATGTAGACGCGGTCGTCGAACACGTCGCGCAACATTTCCAGCGTCGCGTCCAGCTCGATGGCAGTGAGCATGCGTGACTCGGTGTATTCGTTGCCGAAAGCGATCTTGTACATCACGGCGCGCTCCCGTCCGGTCGGTGTCCGCCGTCGTCTGCGATGGTCAACTCCCGCAACACCCGTTCCCGCAACGCAACCATCGCGTCCATCGCCTCGTAATGACGTTGCGCCCAGTTGCGGTTCGTCGTCGCTACATGCAGGGATGACTCGGCGCGGTCGACATCTGTTTCGCTACGCTCAAGGAGTCGCCGTGCGACGTCCCGGTATCCCAGGGCTTCGGTGAGTGCATCGTCAGCATCAGCAGCGTTCACAACAACTCCTTAGAGCGCACGCCACGCGGCGCGGATGGTTCGGGTGAGGACGGTCTGTCGTTCCTGGTTGAACGCCCACACGTACGGGCGAACCAGGAGACGGACGGCAAGGCGATGAAGCGTCATTGGTTTCTCCGGTTGGGTGAGAACCGCACCAGGAATGCGGCATGGGTGAGGGTGGCGAACACCAGGCCGTAGAGGATGGCGTGGCGGATGATGTGGTTCCGTTCACGGCGCATCCATGGGGGGCGACCGTTCACATACGCCCACCGGTCACGCGGGCTCATGACTGCGGATCTGGCTGAGGAAGTCATTCCACGCTGGCTGGTCGTAGGTCGACGTTCCGCGGAGGCTGGTCGCCTCCTCGATGGCCTGTTCCACAGTCAGCGGCCCGGTCATGTCGCCGCGGCCCTGATAGTCCTCAAACGGGCTGGGGCATGAACAGCCGGAGTCGGTGCCGAGGTAGAAGCCGTCCGCGTCCGCCCAGACGGCGAGGATGTCGAACGAGTAATCCGGCTCCGACAGGTATGCCTCATCGACCTTCACGAGTCCGTGGACTTCGGGATGGTAGTACGGGTTGGTGTCCCAGCTCATAGCGTTTCCTTTCGTTTGTGTGTTGTGGGGTTCGGTACCCCCATGCCGAACCGAACCCCACAAGTCAGTCGTCGATCGAGTCCCAGTCGGGCTCACCCTCGGCCCAGATTCGACCGAGCCGGTTGCAGTTCTGCACCGAGTCAGTGGTGAGTTCCGCAGTGACGATGCCGTCTACGTAGAACGAGACCGTGGCGATGCCTTCCGCCACGGGGAATGCCTTCCAACTGCGAGACATGACTTACCCCTTTCCGTTGTGGTGAGGCTTCGGGGTGTCGATCCCCGACGTAGACGCCGGTCAGCCTCGGGACTGGTCCGTTCCTGAACGATCCGCGGGACGCCTCTACGCCCCTACCGCTCGTGTAGCGACCACACCGTCCCTTGCGGGCATGAGGTGGCATGGTCCCCGTAGCTACCAATCCGAAAATCGATGTATCAGGCGTCCTGCGCCTGACTCTTGACTGGTGAAACCGCTAAGTTCCCAGTCATCTGATTCCCTTCGACTCCGCCTACTGCGGGGTCTCCCCGGCTACTGCGATCGGCACACGTTCCGCGTCACCGCTAACAGAAAACTTCCGAGTTAGTTCAGCTATTGAGTTAGCCCGCTTCATGTTCTGCCGGTGGTGTCCGGGATAGAGCGGGATTCAGTTGTGAACCGTCACGCAAGCGCGACGATTAGTGCCCGGGTCGCATGTGACTGCGACGGGGGCCGGTGTAGCGGTGTGCTACTCGAGTTCGGGGATGTCCGTGGGGAGTACGGGGTCGTCTGTGAGGATGTCCGGAACAGGACGAGACGAGTTCACGGGGTCACCCGCGCGGCCTCGAGAGCGGCGCGCATCGCGGCGCGAGATTTCTCCGCCCGGCCTGCGACAGTGTTCGGCTCAGTGCCGACTCGAAGCGACTGGTTCACCCGCTCGCCCGCATAGGCGAAACGTGCCGCCTCCACCTGTGCGTCGGTGATCGGCCCCTGTCGGCGGAAGCCAGCGGCGAGACGGTCGAACTCGCGAAGCACTTCGGCGGTAAACATGGGCGCGCTGCGCTCGTCTGGCGTCCAATGCGTCTCGACGTGATTCAGGCGACCCGCGAGGTCGGCCACCAGAGCACGGATCGGTGCCAGCGCCTCGCGCTCGTCGTCGGTTGTCATCGTCCTGCCTCCCAGTCGGAACCAGCATTGAACACGGCTTGAAGGGTTTCCACGTCCACCTCAGCCACCGGCCCCAGGGTGGCGAGGAGTTGACCGAACGCAAACTCACGATCAGACATCACACACCCCCCATGTGGTCAACGTCCGACTCAAACCTGGGCCGGCCCGGCGTCTCGTGCTGCCGGTGCTCAACCAGCAAATCCACCGCAAGCAACCCGGCCCCGATACCGAGCGGCACCCACCCATCCACCCCGAAAAACACAAGGGTCGCGCCGAAGAAGAACAGGAACCCTCCAGCGATCACATTCAACGCACGGAGCATCACGCCACCTCCAGCTCGGGAGATTCGTCGGCTTCGACGAGGATCAGGCGTGCCTGGTTCCAAGCGTCAAGGTCGGCGGTATAGAACGCGTTCCGATTACCCTGCTTGTAATGCTTCGGACCCTTGCCCTGCGAGATCAGGTTGTACAACGTCTGTACCGCCATGCCGCAGTAGTCAGCCGCAGCCTTCGACGTGAGGACGGGGCCGCTCATGCTGCACGCTCCCCGATAAGCGCCTCAACCGGCCGGTCAAGCGCAGCGGCGATACGGAGGAAGTTCTTGACGGTCAGCGCTTCAGGCTTGACCTTGAGCTGGTGTCGGAGCGTCGACCGTGCGATCCCCGATGCCTCCGCCAACCAAGAGAACTTGCGTCCCTCGGTCTCGAGGACCCGCAAGACTCGCGCGGCTGCTTCGCCGTCTGCGAGGTGTGTGTTGGTTGCCATACCCAGAGTGTGACACCCATATGGCAATCTCGCAAGCCTTTTCGGCCATATTGGACAACTTTTTGGCTACACGGATGTATCAGACGGGGGTCCGGCGTCTCTGAGGGGGCATGGACAAGACCCAAAAGGCCGTCTCCGCCACCTTCCTCGCAACAGGAACGGCTAGTATCGACGCCGTGGATGACGCGCCTCTGACCACCGCCGACGTGGTGCGCGAACTAAAGAAAGAAGCCCTCGACGTGTACGGCACACGAGGGAAGTTCTCTGACGCCATGAGCGAGCCCGACAACACTGTTGGGCGTTACTTCCGGGGTGAACGCGAGATGCCGGCCGACTTCCTGCTGCGGGCCATTGTTCTTCTCGGGGTCACCCCGGAACAGTTTTTTGCTAATGCACGAGCGACCC